CCTTGGCTTTCGAGTACACGCACTTCAGGGTCACCCCGTCATCTCCGAGGTTGCCGGTGGCATGGGTGAGCTGGATCCGTTGGCTGCCGGTCAGGATCTTGATCTCTACGCCGTCGGTGAGAAGATCGGGGTCGATGATGAGGGCCATTTATATTTCTCCTTGGATCTGGACTTCTCGTTCTCTAATTAGTCTCCAGCGGCGTGTTCTCACGCCGGATTGAGATACTGCCGGTCCACGGTCTGCTGGATGGGTATCGTCTGATCAGAACCGGCGAGGATGTAAGTGTTGAACTGGGGCAGGTAACTCAGGTGGAAGATGGCCACCGAGGCCGTGATGGGGGTCGTGTAGGTGTAGGTGTAAGTGAAGGTCCCGGCCGTGCCGACGTCCTCGACCCCGGCGAGCTCGGTCGCCCCCGACCCAGAACCCGAGAAGATCCGGACCTCGGTTCCAGAATACATGCCGTTCAGGGTGAAGTTCACCTGGCCCGTGATGATGTTGGTCGTCGAGGTGCCCGAGTTTCGGACCGATGGAGTATCTCCGCTGAAGACGGAGCAGGTGACCGCGCCGCCCGAGGTGTTGTAGATGGTCGCGTTGCTCGAGGTCACCGAGGCCGTCCCGCCGGCGCCGGCCACGTAGCCCGAGTATCGATGCCCGGTCAGGTTGAAGGAACCAGATCGGACGATCTGGATGGCGTGGTTATCGCCGTCAGAGTTGAACGTGCAGTTCGTCAACAGGCTCGGGTTGTCCGAGATGAGGCTCATCGAGGCGAAAGACTGGTCGAAGACGCACCCGTCCAAGGTCGAGCCCGACTGAGTCACGGTATCACAGCGTCTGAATATCACGCCGTTCAGGGTCGAGACCGATTGGAACTTGAAAGTCGCCATGTCGGTGAAGGTGCAGTTCGTGAGGTTGATGTCGGCGTCATCTGTCGTGATCCAACGCCCACGAGAAGCCGTGCCCAACGCCTGGAACGAGATGGCGGTCATGTCGACCCGAGAGGCCGTGTTCCTCACCTCGATGGTGTTGAAATCCGGAGTGACTCGAAGAGTGTTCTCGATGACGATGTTCGAGTTGGCGTCCCGAAAATCGACCGGAAGAGACCCGGAACCCAAGAGCAGCAGCCCCTTGAACTGGTAACCACCGGCGACCCTCGAGAGCAATCCATAACGATTATCGATGAGGTCGTTGAACGCCGCCGCTCCGGATAAAGTGGCGTATCCGTTGGCCAGGTCACCGTTCGTCATCGAGAGGATGCATCGGCCGTAACGCAAAGCGTCGTAGAAGGCAGTCTGACCGCGAGAGGGGGCGGCGGCCTGAGAATGAGCCATCCCCACGTACTGATACGCTCCCGTCGGGGTGCCAGCCGTGTACGCCGGAGAGCCGATGCTCGGATTGAGAGCGTAGTTCTTCCATCCTCCGTATTGATACGTGTCAGCGCCGTCGACCACCCACGCGTAGAAGGCGCTGAGAGAGTTCCCGGCGCAGACGCGGATTCCTCCCGAGACGAACGGTTGCAAGACGGCAGGGAACGCGTGATAGCCCCAGATGAGCCAGGCTCCATCCGTCGGGAGGGTGATGGTCGTTCCCGCGTTGGCCGCGGCCCCGCCGACCGATGCCTTCGTCAACTGGAAGGAGGTCGTGGCCGTTCCCTGGATGTAATTGTCCGGATCGGGAGCGACCGCGGTCGTGTAGTCGATCCAACCGGTGGCCGTCCACTCGGCGTAAGCTCCAGCGGCGTCAGCCGTCGTGACGGTCGTCAGGTCAGTCCCGTATGTCGGTGCCGCCATGCCGCTCCCTCCGTTCTCTCACTCTCTCGATCACGCTCTCGATCACGCTCTTCGGATCGATTCCTTCAGGGACGAGCGCGTGCCATCGCTCTCCGTTCCCCTCCCGCACGACGATGGGCCGACCTGATGAAAGATGTCTCTCGATCTCATCCATGATCTCGGGCTGCTTCCAGACATCTGGTCGACTTGGTCCCGTGAACATCATCAGAGCATCGATCCCTGGCATGCTCTCAAAAAGCACTCCGCAATGATCTGGTCTGAGTCTCTCATTCGAGATCTCTCCAGATAACCAAGCACACTGATACTCACGGCAAGATCTTGGTCTTTGATCATAAATCTTGCAACCGACTTTCGCCGCGCAGTGCGTGCAAAGCGAGTTTCCCGGCTTCCTGAGCTCGGGTATCTCAGCCACGTAGCAGCACACCGTGCATCCTCCGCACTCTCTCATGCGTAGATCTCCGATGAACGGTTGTCCCAGATCGATCCGGTCCCGGACCAGGCCACCGCCTCCAGGTTCCCATCGATGGCAAAAGACATCCGCTTGATAGTCCAGGTCGGATCGGATCCGCTCGAGCCGAGAGGAGCGTAACCGATGTAATTCACCGCGTCTCCTGACAGATCGAAGCGTTGGGACTTCCGGGTGTAGCGGATGTTCTCCAGCGCGTTCGGATAAGCCTCGATTGGAGTGGCCGAGATAGAACCAGAGAACGATAGGCTGCCGACATCGACCGCGCCCGTGACCCAGACCGGAGCCGCCTGGGTCGAGGTCACATCGAGTGGGATGGAGGCGGTGATGTTGACGTCACCCGCGGTCCCGAGACCGCCGGTCGAGTCACTCTGCAGGACGACCGGGATCGCTCCTGAGAGGCCGGTGCCGCCAGCGATGTAGATGTTGACGCCCGGGAACTCGGGGCGCGACGACGACACCAGCGTGTTCCCACTCCAGAGCTCTCTCGAGGAATCGTATGTCCCAGGAGGGGTCGGCATTCTTCTTCCTCAGATCAAAGAGGCCCCGCCCCGTTTGAGGGACGAGGCCTCTGTCAAGATGTTGATCTCCATCATCTCCCGGTGACTATGACTCGATACCATGCCGTTGCCGAGGCCGAGTGCTGGACCTGCAGCACGGGACGTATCGGGATGTTGGCGTTGAAGTAGCCGAGCGAGTTCGCCACGTTGGACCCAGATATAGTGGGACCGAGCATGTTCAGCGCGACCCCGTTGATCGCCGGCAGCAGCAGGGTGGCGATGGTGACGGCGCCTATCGTCTGATCCTGCAACTTGGCCGCCACCGGCGGCCCGCCCGCTCCCGAGGCGGCCACATAGACTGAGAGATACGTGTCATGGCTGGCCGCGACCGACGTGGTCAACGCCACTCCGCTGAGCCAGCCGCTATCGTAGATCTGTTCGACCTGTCCGAGCTGTGCCATGTCTCATCACTCCTCGAAGCTGACACCGGAGCTCGTGATGATGAACTGGAGATCGATGAACTCGGCCGATCGAGTGGGCTGGAGGAAGATCTTCCCGGTCATGATGTTCCGATCGACCAGGTCAGGAGTGTTCACCGTGCTGTCCATGACCACCTTGAACCGTTCGATGCCCTGATCCTGACGGATCTTGTCTAGGATCGGGTTGACCTGGTTGAGGAACCTCTGCCAGGTGTTCGGGTTGTTCGGCTCGAAGAGGAGATACTTGGCCGCCGAGGCGATGAGCTTCTTGGAGTAGATCAGCAACCGACGAACATTGATCCTGTCCAGGGACGAGGGCTTGACCTGCAGAGTCTTTTGCCCAAAGATCACGATGCCCTCCACCGGGAACGACGCGATCGGATTGATGCGGGCATCGTAGAGGTCCGAGCGTTCAGCGTAAGTGAGCCGGTCGTCGACATCGACCACATCAAACTGTCCGAGACCGCCACGGTTGAGGCCGGCCGGGGCGAAGAACGGCTGTCCGACCCGATCATTGTATGCCAGCGCGCCCATGACGGCCACGGAGGGTTTCGTCTGGACGAGACGGTTGTTGACCTTGTCGTTGTAGATGATGTCCGGGTAGTAGCAGGCGGCGTAGTTGTCGTCGATGGTCCGGTTGTTGATCTTCGAGATGACATCGGTCGTCCCATCGCCTGGGATGTCCATGATGAAGAGAGCATCGGCTCGGTCGTTGCAGACCTGCCGACCGTAGTCATTCACTTGGTAATTCGTCACTCCCGGCAGACACATCAAGTTGAAGTCGTATTGATCCGGGTTAGCGACCACCGCGATCGCCTTCTTCAGCCAGATCACCCGTGGGTCGGTGTCCCCAGCGCTGTCGCTGGAGGGCTCGAGCGGGGTGCTGTCGGTCAGGTCCCAACCGTCGAACCCACCCTTAAACGGCAAGGTGAACTTCTGCACCGAGGACGAGATGGCCAACGGAAGATAGTAATTGCTGCTCACCGTGGAGTTATAGGACCAGGTGGTCCTTCCCTGGTAGATCCCACTCTGGAGACGCCCCATGTTGAAGTTCGCCAGCGTCGCCTGCGGGATCTGGGTGGGGAGATATTTCAGGTGCTCGCTAAGAGTCCCCTGATTGAAATCGATGCCCCAGTAGATGGAGGTGTCGATGTTCCCGTTAGCGTTTGTCTGGTTGAGCACCCACGGGATCGCGGCCCCGGAGACGAAATCCGAACCCGTGACCACGCCGTAGGCCACGAAGCCGAACGGGACGGCCTCCTCCGGAACACCTGACGGGTCTGACATCTTGACCCGGATGTGCTTGCTACGGCTCTGGAATGTTCCAGAGATCTCGTTCTTCCTCTTGGAAGTGTTCCAGATCTCATACTGGTCACCGATGAGGCGGGCCACGTAGTTCTGGCTGTTCGGATCCATCGTGCATGCCGTGAATGTCTCGATGATCTGCGGGCGCTGGTCGGTGTCACCGAACATCCTGACGATCACATCGAACGTCCCGTACTTCGTCACGTTCGTGTTCACGGATGGTCGGATGTTCTGCACCGAGACTTTGAATTCGGCGTTAGCGTCGTCACCGACCGCCTTGGTGAAGATCTCGAAGAGGTTATAGATGCTCGAACCGAAGTACTGTGATTGGATCACGGTCGATTGCGGGTTCGTGTAGTCGACCTCCCACGAGGCACTCGTGTTCAACTGGATCAGAGAGAGCTTGTGGAGATTATACGATGAGCTCAGGTTCCATCCGTCGACCGTGTAGAGGAAATGCCCCTGGGTCGAGTACTTGGTCGGATCAGAGTTCCAGACGTTAGTCCAAAAATCACCGGCGCCGTAGATGTTCGAGGCGGTCAACAGAACCAGGCTGTTCTGGCTAGATGAGAGGACGTAGCCGGTGGCCCCCGAGGTGAGGGTCAGGGCTCCTGACGAGAAGAGAATGCCCATCGAGGCGGTGCCATGGACTCCCGCGGCGGCCGTTCCCGAGGCGACCACCTTGTAAGCGTACATCGCCGGAGCGCCGTTCCTCACTCCGGTAGAGTTGCTATCCCCGAGGACGCGAACCACGGTCAAAGTCCCGGCATTCTTGAGATAGTTCTTAGACGCGTAAGGCAACTGCATGGTCGTGTCCAGCGTGCCGAAACGTTCGACGAACTCCTGGAAGCTGCCGACCTTTGTCGGGACGAATGCCGGACCCTTGATTGTCTGACCGACGAGGACCGCACCGATCGCCCCGACGCCCTGAGCAAGGAAGCTTTGGTCCAACTCATTCGTGAAGACGCCGGGAGAGACGAACTTCTGAGCCATGTGATTTTCTCCTAAGGGTTGAGGGCAAGTCCGAACCGTAACCCTCGCAAACTAATTAGAACCAGGTGGTCTCAAAGAACCGCTTCTTCCGAAGTTTCGTCATTTGGAACCGAAGATCTTGTCCAACTCAGCCGGATCATCGACGAAACGCACGTTCTCCTCAGGTATCGAGACCTTATAAGCCGTCCTCTCGACACGGATAACGGGTTCGGTGCCATCCGGAGAGGTGCTCAGCGCCGCCGGCACCGAGAACGATGTCGTGTACTTAATGACGCGTTCCTGCTCGGTGAACTCCTCGAAGTTCCCCGTGTCTGAGAAGCTATCCTCGAAGAAACCCACCAGATACGGCCGATCGATCGGTCGCGGGTCCTGGTAGCCGGTCGCCCGAGGCGGATGCCGCCCATCGTTCATGATCGGCATCACGAACGAGCGCTGGATATCGAGCATCCTCCAGATCTTCTGGATGATATCGTTCATCTGGGTGATATACTGGGTCTGCACGACCAACTGATAATCTACGATGATCCGATCTGGGAAAGGTATGGATCTCACCTCATACACCACCGGGTCGTACGGGAGGCGTTCTTGGGCCGACTTCAGACGCTCGAGCGACTGGAGATCTCCCGATTTCCCGGCGGGATCGACCCGCCTCGATATCTGGATGTTCTCAGTCTGGACCCCCAGGGCGAGCTGGGTGATGTCCGGGGCCATGCTGACCCGGCGGACGGCCATGACGGGAAGCATCAAGACTCCGTTCTCATCACGTAACGCCCCATGGTTGGCCCCGCGGGTGCGTCCGATGGCCCACCGCTCGCCCTGACTGAAGATCGATGGGACCACGGATTTGGTCCCGTCTGCTCCGATCACCACAGGAGAGACGGTCTTGTCGAGCCAGTCCTTGACGGCCTGGTCGACGGTCCTGATCGTTATCGGATAGAATTCTCTTTCCATGGGTCAGGCGGATTGGGGCTCATCGGGAGGCATGAACTGTCCACGACGGGCCGGCGTGCAAGGACATCTCACCATCATCATGTGCTCGATCATACCGGCGATCGGCTGCGGCTCCGAGACGCTGAGAATCTCGTACAAGACCGCACCGAACCTGACGAAGTCTCCCATCTTCGGAGACATGCTCCGCTCCAGGAGCTCCTGCTTGTGAAAGTAAATGTCGATGTTGAATTTACTATCTGGCGGTAACATCGTGATCTGCTCAGTTGTGTTCTCGTACATGACCAACGCGTTGATCCTCACCGGATTCGACCAGACCTTCTTGACGCTCTCGTTATAGAGCTCATCGACCCGGGTCTTCTCGGCCAGGATCTGATAATAGATCACCTCCTGCTCCACCACCGACTGGATGAGCTCCTTGTTGATGGCGTGGAAGAACGCCAACTCTTTCCCGAGGACGAATTTCATCCGATGTAGATCCCCATGGGCACATTCTTCAGATTATCATTGATGTACGATGCCATCTCCTGCTCCTTCCGCATCAGGCTCTGATAAGTCGTGTCCTCGAGAAGTTCCTTGAGTTCGTTGCGGAGATATTCGGCCTCAGCCCGACCGTCAGCGATCAGCTCGGGACCGTTCAAAGTCACATCACCGTTCGGGATCGGAACCGTCGTGAACTTGCTCCTGATCTGTCCTTCGATCTCCTTGGAGAGAGCCAACGTCATCCGCCTGATCCAGTGCTTGCTGATGCTGTTCAAGTTCGAGTAAGTGATGTTACCGAATGGGACATTGCTGAGGTTCGAGACGGCGTCGTATCCTCCCAAGGAAGGTAAGGTCCCGCTACCCCCGGGAGCGGGGGTGGTGTCGATGGTGTAAGTGAGCCAGATCTGTCTCTCATCGGACGGGACTGGGAAGATCCGGATGTTGTTATCGTGGATGTCGAACGAGTAATTGGAACGGCGGACATTATTCGATGTCTTGAACTGCATCCCACGGAGGACGTCCTCCCAGATGGGCAACAGATAGAACAAAGTCTCGGGAGTGAAACTCTCGAAACGGAACTGGTTGTTCAGGTAATTAAGCCCGGAGGTGGTGCCAAAGAAACGGTAAGCCTGAAGCGGGGAACGATGATACACCTCACGAATGCGGACCCGAGCGTTAGCGTAGCTTCCAGTCAATCCACCCGTGCCCGAGAGCAGCGCCTGCAGGTCGTACGACTGTTGTCCCGAGATAGTGCTGAAGCTCCCCGTGTACCAAGACTGCATGCTGTTCAGGTTCGCCTCGGCAGCGTAGGCGTCGGCCTGGTAGAGCGAGAACTGGAGGTTCTTAGTGACGTACTTGTTCTCCCCTCCCGACAACGTCCCGGTGGGACTTCCAAGGTAACTGGAGAGGACGCTTTTGGCCTGATAGCTGTTCACCACCGCCGAGTACTCGAGGCACGCCTCCTCGAATGCGGCGTAGATCTGCGAACTGCTCATGTGGACCGTCATGATGGGATCGCCGAGCTTCTTCTTGACGAAATCGACATAGCGATCCGCGTCATACTGAAACTGCGTGTCATTATCGAAGATGCCGAACGGGGTGCCCCCCGGAGAGAATGTCGGGATATCGGATCCGGCCACCTGGAAGGCGACCGTCGGAAGGCTCCGTAGATCGCCGGTGTCCACGGCGAACAGGCGATACCAGGTGGAGGCCGGATTAACTGAATCGATGTAGAAGAATGTCCCGGACGCCGACTCGTAGTTGGATCCGCTGAGATCGTGGATCACCCCGGTCAGAAACGCCCAGGGACCAGTGGATGTCGTCGAATTCTCGATGTCATACCGAGCGATATCTGGCTCGGTGCTGGGAGACCATGTGATTTTATTCGCCATTTCCGGTCCTCGTCTCTAACTATGATCTCTCCGAACTTCGTTGCTCTAGAATCAGTTTATCGACCCGGATGGAGATCCAATCGGCGATGGCCGACGGTCAAGGACGATCACGGGTGTCCGCGGAGCCCCGGGCAGGTCCAGATATATAACCGAGGGGCTCCTGTCTCTGACTGAGACGACGCTCCCGGGATGACGATCGAGCGCGAGCGTCGGAGACAGAGGACGATCGACGACGATCACCTGGACATCGATGGGCGTGCCCGGAGCATCGTTGAAGCCTATCGGCGCGGTCCAGACGAGAAGATCGAAGACGACGAGCGCTATCTGAGCCGTCCCGATCCCATCGACCTGAACCTGAGAGACGAGCATGTCGGTACCATCGATCGAAGTCACGGCCGATCCGAATGCCGAGATCTCCAGCAACGACGATGACATCAGAATCGGTGAAGAGACCGCTCGACCCTCCCCCATCGCGAAGATATCAGGCAGCAAAAGAGCAGCCGCCAGCGGAGTCATGATGACCAGGCTATCCCCCTTG